TTGAGACCCGAATCAGCGGTGGCGGAATATATCGCCACGAGTTGTGGGATTACAACCAGGATTCTGCGTGGGTGCCAACCGACGGGAAATCCTGGTGGCATATCGCACAGAGCTGGCTCGGGTGGCTATGCGGTGTTTGGCAGTTTGGACGCGTGACGATGTTCTCCATTGATCAATATCAGATTGGGGAACACCGTCGCGTTATCGCCATGGTGCCATTTGCTGTAGGGCCTGATTGGATCGTGTCCGGTTTAGAAGCTTCGCGGCTCGAACGGATGCGCATACAGGTAGGGCGTGACGAAAAGAAATTCAACGTCATGCGAGTCTTGACACCAACGGGTCCGATGGTCGCGATTTCCCGTGCTGGGGATCCTGTGTCCGCTGTGTTACCAGAAGCGGACTTTGTGGGAGCAAGCATTCGCTTTGCCGCGTCAGTGTCGAAGAATTTGTCAGATGTGGTGCGCTATGTGGGCACTATTATGACGACAAATCAAGCTGCGATACTGGCGTCGTATCTATCTGTTACGATAGAACGGCCTCTCGTTACGATAATGGGAGCCGGGACAGCTGCAGAGCATTACTTGTGCATAGCTTCAGATGTGGTTGAGGATGGGAAGAAATACGCGCGTCGATACTCGCCAAAACCTCTGTCAGAGGAAGCAGTCTTCCCGCTCGAATGCCGCAACAATGAAGAGATCTGTGTGTTGAAACGCATAGAAATCCCACAAAGACAAAGCGCTGAGTTGATTGCACAATCAAATCCTCGCGTTAAAGGACAACCCCCAGCGAGGCTGGCGAAATATGCAGATGAATTCGTCAGCCTAGTTGTTGCAGGGAGAGAAGGCAAAGGAACTCCATTGTCAGTGGATGATGTGATAGCGTTGCAAAACCTACCGCGTCAGAAAGAACGTTCAGCGCGTCGCACGATGGATTGGAACGAGAAGTTCGTCGTGCAAGCGTTTCAGAAACGAGAGGCGTATTCGTGTGCTAATGACCCCAGGAACATTAGTACGGTGCCAACGATGCACACGCTGCGCCTCTCAACGTTTTCACTGTCATTTAAGGAGGAATGCCTCAAACCCCAGGAATGGTATATGCCGGGGAAGACCCCATTGGAGATAGCTGGCGCGGTGATGACGGTAGCAAACGAAAACGATTCAGTAGTCGAGAGTGACTTTCATCGTTTTGACGGCACCATTTCGCGCTGGTTGAGAGCCAATGTGGAGTTCCCTTGTTATATACGGTGGGTGCGCCAAGAATTCGTGAAGGAGCTTGTGGATCTGCTGTATGATGAGCTTGATCCAAAAGCTTTCACGAAATTGGGTAATCGTTATAGTCCCG